TTGGATTTACTACCCATGTAGGACGCTTGAGTGCAAACATTCCTGGATACTTATAACTAACAATAGTTTCCTCCTCCCACTCAATCTCCAAAGAGTTGCCCTCAGCATCTGCTGGCAAATCTTCATTCATGATGAACTTATGCTGTTTTGTGACAACTTCTTTTTCTGCAATTACTGCATCATATCTTGTAGAAATGAAGTCGCCAGGAAAACGTGGGAAGGATAGGAGTGCTACCTTTCCAAGATCTGGGAAACGAGAGTCAACAGACGCACGGAACGCTTTGTAAATATTATCTGCAGTCTTACCCTGATCATTACCAGTTCCAATCTCTGTAGCAAATCCAGAGATCTCGTCAAGTACCGCAAGGATAAGGTTGAGGCCCTCGTGAGACTCTCTTTCTGAGTGACCTGAGTATACTGTGATAGACTTGTCAAACTCAATAGACTCTGCCTTTGGGTTATATCTTCCAGCAAACCACGGCGACTTTTCAATTTTTGTTTTAAAGCCTTTAAAGAATACGTTCTTCGCCTGCTGAGCGTTGATAGCAACGTTAATGATATCAATGGCATCGCCACTAGGTTTACCAAAATAACGTGCAGGATCTTTAAGACAAAGTAGTTTATAGACAATGTAAGCACATGCAACCGTAGAAGTAAAGTCCTTGCCAGAACCCTTACCCAGTTGTAGAATAACTTCATTCTTTGTATACTTTTTGTAATACCTTCTACCATCAGTTTCTCCCATCAGATCAATAAGATCTTCCAGCTTGTAGACCTGGCTCATAGCCTCTACAATGTCATACTGGATTTCAGATAGCGGTGGCTGATTTAGATAGTCTTCACCCTCAACAAATGTTTTGGCATCTACTGGACGCTCTTCAAAGTTGTCAGCCTTTAACGCTTCTAAAAAATCATCAAACATCATTATTCACAATCGTTATAGTTTCTTTTTGCTTACTAACCCTAGAAAGTCTTCTCATAATCTCATCACGAATTTCTGGATATTCAGATGCAATGTCTTTGAGGATTTGGATTAATGCCTCTTGACGTTCTTCAATCTCAATCATCTCTTCAGCAAGCTCTTTGTTTTCCAATAGGCCTGCCTTCTGAAGCATCTCAATACGTGTTTTCTCTAGGTCCATTACAAGCTTGATACCCTGAGTTTTTGCACTAAGGTTGGCAGTAGTTGTAGCTTCTTCAATTACTTCATAAGCTTTTGAGATCAGCTTGCTGTAGTGTGTGTCAGCACCTACAAGTGCTTCTTTGGCACGTGCACGGATAGCTGCATTGTCTGCAGCCATTTGTCTCCACTCACTAATGTATCCAACCACAGTCTGTCTTGAAATAGACAGTTCTTTTGAAATCTGTGTTGGGTCACTACCAGCTAGGTACTTTTCTACAACCTTGTTTACATTATCAAGGTGTTCTACTAATTTATCTTCCATATTTAAAAGCCGTTCTCATTCTTTCTTCACTCTTGGCTACAAGCTCTGGATCCATCTTTTGCTCATCAGTGAGTGCAAACTTTGCCCTAGTTGGCATATCTAGGCTATCTTCAGACTTAACGTAATAGAAGGTAGCAATGCTTTGTCTATTTTCGCCATTAGGTGCAGCAATCATTTCTGGCAATCCATGCCAGAAGTCTTTGTCTGTCTGGAATATAATGGCACGGTTAAACTTTGGCTTAACAGTGAACTCTAGCTTATCTGGCTCACCATCCTTGTCGCTCCAGAACTCTAGTTCTCCACCCCAGCCATCTTGCCAGTTTTTATTTAGGTATACAATTAGGTTTAGCTTTCTAACCAAATCAAGTTTTGGATGCACCTTTGCATCCTGGTGTAGGTTGAGTCTGCCATTACTTGCATGCAAATGCATACCACCTGCATGTAGTCCATAGTCTGCAATTAGTCCTTCAATGCCTGTCAACTCTCCCAGAACTTTTGTAAAGTCTGGAGAGGTTAGGTCAAAAAATGTCTTATAAAAAGACTTAGGATACCAATCCCAATGAGTTGACAATAGCTTTTCCTCAAACTCAGAATTATTTCTGGTTAGCCATCTCTCATCTTCGTAGTTGTAAAACTCATCAGAAAGCTGTGTGGCAAGCTCTTCACTAAAAAAGTCGTCAATAATCCAGACTCGTGTTGGCGAGTCCAAGTACTCAATGTTCTGAGACATTCTTTTTTGCCCTCTTGCCCTTCTGTGGTATTCTCTTGACCCTGTCCAAAGAAAACGATCTGTAGCTATGACTTTGACCTCTAAAGATTTCAAAGCAATCAACCCAGACAGATCCTGTCTCAGTATTGGTAACTACAGAGTCGAATTTGAACTTTAATCCATATTCTCCACTAACTTTAATTATATCACCACGAACAACCTCAAAACCATTTACTAGCATTGAGTGCTCCCTGGTAAACTTGCTAGGAACTACTGGTGCAACATCTTTCTTACGACCCAACTAAAACTCACCCTTAATACGCTTAATCTCATCCTGAATATAGAAGATAGCCTTTTCAAGGTCCTCTATATGCTTTTCTTCGCTCTTAATTCCAGCTCTCCAGATATACTTCATAGCATTACCTAGATTAAAGTTCATATGTCTAGTAATCTGTAGTGCCTCAATACCGCTTGGATGGCTGGTATAGTGTGTTGGATGATTCACCTGATCAACCGTAATCTTTAACTTATCACTCATCGTCTACTCTTTCTTAGCCCGAACTTTGCGAGATATACATAGATAGTCTCTAAGCTCACTCCGCATTCCTTTGCAATGTCTTCTGGAGATTTCTTGTCCATAACAAATCTCTTGCGAAGCCATGCCTCACTAGTATACAGCTTTGCCATTAGCTTGTCAACCTCTCCCAATTATTTATAGCGTAATGCCCAATGCCAATAGCGTCAGCAACGTCATTATCGCTAACCATCCTATCGTATTGAATATTAATATAATTAATAGTTTTTTCTTTTCTGAGATTTCGTTCATATGTTTTAAACCACGATTCAGACTTACCAGGATTTTGATTGCGTATTGCAAGCTTTTCTTCTTTAGTTAGCTTCTTATTCCCAATATAGTTTTGCCATGTAATTGGAGCTACAGACTTGATCTGCGTTACCCCAGATAGTCCAGCTGCCCCTAGTAGACCACCCTGCACTAAGGCTAGGTCTGCTGCAGTCTTAGGGCTATTCATAAACACTGTGTGCTCAATCACAATGGCACCAACAGGGCCATAGATGTCTAAGAAAGCTTTTGTTTTCTTGCAGGCATCTATGACCTTGTCGTATGTTGTTATACCACTATATTTTATTTTTCCAAAAGAAACTAGATTCTTAGAATCAAACATGGCAAATGCAAGGCTATTAGTGCTTGCATCAATTGCTAGAATCTTGGTTGGCTTCCCCACTATTGAGTTCAGTTTTACCACTAGCTATCCCCTTAATCTGTCTAAGTACACGATTAATCTGTTTAGGATCAATCAAACATGACTCGCATGTCTTTTCATCATTATAAATTGACAGTATGGCATTGCAAATTTTGCAGTGACGATCTTTGTTCTTTCGTCTTTCCCTACGTGTCTTCTCATAACGCTGTGCAATTTTTTCTTTTGTTGCTTGCTCACGACATAGTGACGAGCAATATATCTGGTAAGAAGTTTTTGGTGTAAAGTTAGTGTCACACCATTGACAATGTTTCATCTATTGGCTCCAGAGATTTAATTTTGATCTCTCCCTTGCCAGCCTCTGCACACGCAGCCTGAATAGGACACGTCTTGCAAATTTTTGAATTTGAACGGTAGTTCTTTTCTGGCAGAGTCCTGTCAACCCATGCCTTTCGAACCACTCTCATCCAATCAAAAGCTTGGTTTACCCACGATACTAAGTAACTTCCTGGCTTTACCTCAACTGGTAAAATCAGTAGGTCATGGTTGTTCTTATTCTCATATATAAGAACTCCCTTAGTTTTGCCAAGAATCTTCATATAGATAAGCAACTGAACTAGGTGGCCCTTCTTTGGCTTACCTGCTGCCTTTCTATATTCAAAACCTTCGCTTGGCATGGTTTTGATTTCACCAACGATATCTTCGCCTGCCCACTCCAACATGGCATCACCGTATCCAAAGATAGGTGGATCCTGGTTGGTAATCTTAAACTCAGTAGTCCTATTGCCTTCGTCATCAACGAATGCCTTAGCAATACCAGAATTAAGCATGGCAGTCTGTATTCTATCGTGAGATAGAGTTCCAGCTGTCATGTTTGCTACACCATAGGCATCTGCATTATCTTCGAATGTCTGACCATCGAATGCTAGATACCAATATCTTGGACATTCTCCATGTGAGAATGCAATAGTTGATGGAGCAAATGTCTTCTTTTTTTGAAACTTTGAAACACGAGTAACAGTATACCCATGGTGAATCTTTTCAATCAGTTCGTCAGCATTGATAAAAGAATCAGCCTTTTCCTGGACTCTCTTCAACATTACCTGACTTAGTAAATTTTTAGCCATAATACCACTTAGCGAGTTATGTACTTGAGTGCAGCAACCAAGTTATTGATTGATTCTGCAGCAGTAAAGTACAAATTCTTCTTCGCTCTATCTCCCTTATCTACGTTTGCCATCCAGGTTGCCTTAAAAGACATCTTAGCAGCAATTGCCTGTAGGCGTACGATCTCAATTGTTGCGACTTGTAGAGGAATATCTGGCTTAACAATAAGTTTAGCAATAAACGTTAGTGCTGTTGTCAGTTCCTCGTCTTGCATGTAATCTGCGATATCTGCAAGACCGTTAATCATATCTAGAGTTGTCTCATTCTGCATCAGCAAAACCTGCAATATCTTGTTGTGGAATACCAGCCTCTAGGCCCATAGCATTGTAGATATCCCATGCAGCAATCATCTTTGGGTGCTTTGCAACCTCATCTTGATATGCCTGGCGTTCTGGGAATCTCTCCATTGGATCAATTGGGTTTGTCTGTCCAGTCCATCTATAGTTTGTAACTGGGCAGTAGTCAAAGCTTACGATCTCGCAGAACTCTCCCTCTTTCCACTTACGCTTTGGTCTCCAGTGAACTTGATTAACAGCACTAAAGATAATGGCATCACCCTTCTTTAGGTTATACTCTTTATCATCTACCCACAAAGTCCAGTCTTCAATGTTCTGGTCAAGGCAGTAGTTGAATGTCACCAAGTTTTCATCTGCATCTAGATGTGGTGGAAGAGATGGAGCATTCTTACCGTCTCCGTATGCCATATTGTAGTCAATATAGTTATAGTGAGTTAGTCTGATTGGATCCTGGTGCAAAGGCTTTGCATACGAATCCATTACCGCCTCAATCTCTGGAGGACATACAAACTCAATGAGTAGTCTTGACATATGGACAATCTTCTTTGGATGGAATCTTGTCTCGCCATAGTACTGCTCTTGGCTGCCCTGAAGACGATCATACTGAGCGTTATTCATTAGGCTACGGTTATTTTCAATTACTCCACGCAATAGCTCAACCTGTTGCTCATTGAATGGTTTTTCGATATAAATTGGCAAAGGCTTATTATACTTATCAAAGTCTGTTAGCCATTTGTGCATTGGTGCTACATTTGTATTATTCATTTTGTACCTCTCATTTATACAATTTTACCACAAAAAATTAGTTTGCGTAATAGGCATCTCTATATTTTTCCTGCTTACGAGACATTTCTTCTATGTGCTCTGAGGAATTTGGAACTGCTACATCAAGTGGCTCTGAGAAATGACAGAATATCATATCCACATAGTCAGTATCTTTAAACTCTACCTTTTCTCGCCAGTGAATCTGGTGTGTCCCACCAAACACTAAAGCTTGATTATCCTTAAGAACATATGGTTCGTCTTCTACAACTATGGCCCATGGCATTGTTGATTTAACCTGAATATCTACGGTAACTCTTTGTTCCTGGAATGTTTCGTCAAAGTGTGGATAAAGAATTGGCTTCTTGCCATCTGCAGTGTCATACCTGGCAAACGAAAGCTCTCTAAGCACTAGTGGCATCTTAAAGTTTTCAGCAACAACTTGCTCTATCTTCTTAATAATGCTTTCTGGTAGCCACGAAAAATAAGCAGTATGTCCAAAGCAATCCTGCAGATATCTCTTATCCTCTGGAGTATTTTTAACATGATCATAAATTACTGATACTTCTTCATCAGTAAATATATTATCTATAATAAAGTTATCTAGTGGAATCATTCATTTACCAACTTCATGTCAAAGAATATCATTTGAACGTATTCGTCATCTATAAAAATCTTGTCTGGTCTTCCATGAACCATCTTTGATGGCAAGAATATTAGACCATCATTATCTGATAGGTCGAACTCTTGATCCTCAACTACTATTGGCCATGACGTGTTAGCTTCTAGCTGATAGTCAATCAGACAGAAATTTTGCCTATCCTTGTGTGGCGTAAGAACTGGCTTTCCGTAATCTTTGGAATACTCTGTATATGTAGCACAAAAATAGCCAACATCATATCCAACATATTTTGCCACCTCTACAAGCTTAGCCTTTAGCGAATCTGGAATGCTAAGATTAAACATTATTTTGCCAAGGCTAACATTTTGAACCATATGATTAGGACTATCCATCATTTCCTGTGGGAATTGATCTCCGCTAAACTCATCCCAAACAAAGATTGTACGCTTAGCTTTTTCATCCTGTATTAGCTTTTTGAGGTATGTTACCTCTTCTGTACCAAATAGGTTTTTAATTTGTTCTGTCATATTACTATTATACATCATCAATTAGTTGCTCAAGTATTTCAACCTCAATAATGGCTAGTCTTACCTTCTGGTTCCCCTCGCCAAGAACAACAAAGATAGCTGGGTCGTTACCGTTTTTAATAGCGTCAGTAACTGCTTTTGCCCAGTTATCCTTGTTGACCGTAAAGCCTTTAGGATATTCTTTAAAGTCAACAGTAAAGTTATGCCAAGTCGCATCGCCCTTCTTGGTGCCTCTTCCGCTATTCTTTATCTGCTTGGCACCAATCCTTTTAGCTTCACCCCTCTCGCTCATAATCCCTTTTCTTCTTGGTTGCTAGAGACACCTTGCTTATGTGTCCATCCTTACACATCCATGTAAGTTCCTTGGTATCTGGGTAAGAGCGTAGAGATGTTACTTCTGTTTTGCATGTGTGACATGGAAACTTTCCATTATAAACGGTATACTTAGCCATTTAGCTTTGCCTTAAGGGAGTCCTGAAGGTCTAGGTCTTCCTTTACTCTTGCAACGAAAGCGTCTCTACCCTGAATCTTTGTGCCATCTTCAAGCTGGTACCAGGCACCAGTCCTGTTAACAATGCCTATTGATTCTGCTGTATCAACAAGATCACCAATAGAGTCAACACCAATGTCGTCGCCTCTAAAATAGAAGTCATACTCGCCACCCTGGAAAGCAGGAGAAGTCTTAGAGAACTGAAGGTCCCAACGAACTTTTCTACCAATCTTTTCCTCAATGAATTTATCTCCAACATGGATCTTCCCCTTTATAGCCTGATTGTCTGACTCAGATGAGAACAGCTTGATAATGGTTGATGAATAGAACTTGACTGATGTACCGCCAGTTGGTTGCTGGCTAGTGTACATAGCACTAATATTGTTTCTTGACTGACTAATAAAAATTAGTAGCGTAGGCTTAACCTTGTTATTTGCATAGTTAAGCATCTTGACAGCATTGCTAAAGTCTCTAGCTTCTGCACCAATCTGCTTAGTATTTTCAAGCTGCTTAAGTTCATCAGAATCTTTCTCAAAGTAAATGGCAGGCAAAAGAGATGTAATAGAGTCAACCACAATTAGGTCTACTCCTGCCTCCATAAGCTGAACACCAACATCAACCATGTCATTGATTGTACGTGCCTGAGAGACAATCAGCTTAGACGTATCTACGCCAAGACGCTCTGCCCATGACTTATCATATGACATCTCAGCGTCAATCCATGCACAAAC